ATGTCTACGCGGTTGCCCTCTGTGTCTAAAACGGTCAAACCGTTGTCAAACACTCGATCATTTAAAGTTGCCATTTAGAAGCTCCTAATTTTCATGCGGTGGCCAGCCCCGCCGTGTTTTGCCTTATCACTGTCATAGTTAATAGCATCAATAGCGCTTTGAAGCAATGCAGCCCAAACCTGCAAGCGGCTATCATCTGCAAGATATGGCGCGCTGTGAACTAACGACCCATACAAGTAAGCGTCGGGATAGTAAGTTAAAAGCCAATTCGAATTGTTTACGTCGCTCAAGGCGGTTGGTCTGCTATAGTAAACCATTTCAAGCGTCTGGTCCGATGATGGCGTGGGAAACAACTCAATAGAGCCGTCCGTAATTGCATAAAACCTTGAATTGTTTGCAACATTATCAGAAGACTCACGGCGGTCAAGCATTTGCGCTTGGCTAAGCATTTCAAGCCGTGTTGTTGTTCCGCTTGTAATGCTGAACCGCAAAGGCTCAATGAAGTCTTCAGGCAGCGCCGTGTACTGAGTATTTGCAATTGCAGTTGAGCGCTTCTCCATTCGCCAGTGGCGAACGCTACGATTAAAATTAGCCTCAGACATTGAAATAAAGTCTGGTATGACCGCCGTCAGGTCGTCTCGGTTCAGCCAGTTGGCGATGGATGCCTTCAGCTCGTCATACGTTGTGATCGCCATTACAGTGTACCTTCTCGAGTGCGAAACGCCCGATTTTCCGACTGGTTCAGCCACTTGCGTAGGGCTTTCGGATCGTCAGCGATGCCTTGCTTCTTCAGCTCATAATACACGGAAAGCGGGATGGAGGCCACCTTGGCGTGTTCTCCGAATTTACCCGACACGTCGTTGTACGAGCGCTTGTTTGCTTCGATGATTTTTGTGCTGTCCTGCACGGTCTCAATAACGTACTCGCCGTTCTGCTTGACGTGCCAGTACCGCGTGATCCCGGTGTCTTCGTCTCGGCTAAAAAGTCTTTTCATCTTTACCTCCAGAGTGAATGGGGCGACCGAAGCCGCCCCACCATACTTACGATACGTTCAAGTCAGCGATCAGGCCATGGGCCTTTTCATTGGAAATTTTTAGTCCGGTCTCGCAGATGAGCATTTTTTTCTCTGCGTCGCCTGTTTTGGCAAGATCCACAGCTTGGATCGGACGCAGAGTTGCGATTGACGCGTACTCAGTATCCAGGCACCAGGCGTCTCTTTCCCGGCTAAAGCGGTTCGGCACTACAGTTAAGGCCCCGAAATCACTCAGATAAACGTCAGCTGCACCGATGATGGTTGTTGGGCCATCAGTTGGGGCTTGGTAGCGCTGTGCCGCGATGCCTGCGAAGCCAGAAACAACAGTCTTGTTGTACGGGCCAACCATCAGAACGGATGGGTTGCCGCCGGATGTGTACGCCTGCTGCATCACGTCTTTCAACATGGCTTCAGTGAAGTCACGCTGCGTGCCGTCGTTACGGGCGTCGGAACCGTCAACCGCAGTTGGGTTGGTGCCGTCGCCAGCTTTGTTGACGTTGGTTGCAATCCACGCACCCAGGCCAGCAGTTACGCGACCAGCAGATGCTGAGCCGGCGGAACGGGCTGTGTTGCCTGTGTAGATTGTTTCCAAGTCGCGCTTGATCTCCTTGCCGCGCTTGGCGAGCTGATACGCAACTTCATCGTTTCGGCCAGCCAAGTCTTGAAAGCCGAGGTTGTCAGCAATAATCATGCTGCGACGGCGGATTTGCGTGTAGTTTCCGACCCTTACGGTTGCTGTGGTTGCGTCAAAAGATGCAACATCATCCCCGTCTATCACTGGCGTGACGTCAACACTGGACAAATCATCCAACTGCCACTCAAAAAATGTGTTGGACACATTTTCGGAGCCGACGTTGGATGTGAATGGGGTTTCCTCGGGGGCGATGTTCGAGATGACATTTGCCAGCTCTTCGCGGATGCCCTTGGCGTCAAAAGACGTAAAGGTGTTTGCAATGATAGTCATAGTTTATGCTCCTATAGCAAGGCTTTGATTGCGGCCGCGGCGTCGTTGACGCGACCAGTTTTCCGTGCGCGGTTCTGCGCTTCCTGTGCTGCTGAGGTGCGTTTAGGCTGTGACGCTCTGGAACCCGACTTCAATATCTTGGCGCGCGGCTTTTTAGGTTTAGCTTTAACCTCGTTGGCCCGCGTTTCTCCACGATCATATAACATCGCCTTCCTCGCTAATTTCACAAGCGTTGCATTTGACATCCCGCTCACGTCTTGCTCGCTGAAACCTTCGCCGAGGAGGAAGTCCCGTATCTGGGTTGCTTCCGTGGCCGCGACTTTCTTGTCACGCCACTCGGGTATGATGTCAGGCAATATATGACGCTGCTGCTCCAAATACGATTGCTGCATCTGCTCACGCTTCTGCGCTTCAATCTGTTGCATCCGTTGCTGCTCAGATTGGACGGCCTGAAGTTGCGCAACGCGCCCCTCCTGTTCCTTCCTCCACTGGCGTTCTGCCTTCGCTGCCATCACGGGGTCTGTGTCATACAGAGTGTCCCAGTCCGGCTCCTGTTTCGCTTCCTGTTGAATGCGCTCTGCCAGTGCTGGCAGTAGTTGCGCATATTCAGCACGCTCGCGATCCATCTCCTGATCTTTCGCTTCAACAGCCTTTCGGTGTTCGGCGAGCTCCTGAGTTTTTCGCGTGTAGTCCTTCTGTCGAAGAAACCCGCTGCGCAGCTCTTCAATGGTTTTCTCCTCACCGTCGACCTCTAAGGTCGTGGATAAATCGAGGGTTCCATATCCGTCGCCGTCACCGTCTTCATCGTCGTCCAGATCGCTTTCAGACCCCTCAACGGGAGAGTTGTCAGCTTGCGCCTCATACTCTTCCTCTTGGCCATCCGGCATTTCGGCGTCATCCACTTGCGCGGCTTCTGCCTCAAGCGCATCATCTGTCGTCACGTTATCCTCTTGGGGCGCGAGCATACTTCTGATTGCATTCTGAGCGCTGTACAGGTCAGTCCCTTGCGGGGTGCTGTTGTCTGACATCTCTTACTTCTCCATTATGCTACTTTTTCATCTTCATTTCAATAGTAGCGTTATCAACCATGCTGCGCAGCGACTGGCGAACCATGTCAATTCCGCGCAACTTCATGTAAACAGCCTCGCGGCTGTCGGTGTCACTGGGGCCAGTTGCCTTGAACTGCGTCCAGCAATCCGCCTCGGCTTCCTCAAGAAACCGAAGCAAATCCGTGTCGGCGAGCAGGCGCTCTGCCTGCTTGCCGTCTGTGATGATCTGCTGCTTAGTCTTCACGCGCCGCCTCCGTGATTATGTCAGCCTGGGCCTTCATCACTTCGCGGTTGATTGCCATGTCAGCCCGGATCTGGGCGACGTCAAGCTGCGTGCCGTACTTGGCCTTCAGCTCTTCTGCCTTGACGCGGATGTCGGCCTCGAGCTCGTCGCGCTTGCGGTCGTCTTCCATAATCATCTGCTCGCGCTTCAGTTGCAGCTCGGCCGCCTTCTTCTGCATATCCGACTGGATCTGCTGGATCTGGACTTGGATCAGCTGCTCGTTGATGTCGGGCTTGTTGTCTGGCGGTGGCGGCTGGAACTTCGCCGGATCGCTCCAGAACTGCGACGTGTCCTTGAAGCCGGCCAGCGACGTCATCTCCTTGAGCGTGTTGCTCAACTTGGAGATGTCGGTCAGCGGGTTCTGCGGCCCCATGGTCGACATGGCTTCCTTCTGCATCTCGCCGATCTGGCGCAGCATCATCATCCGCTCGGTGTCAGTGCCGCGGCCCAAGGCTACGTTGACAGAGACGTCCATGTTCGCATTCCAGACCCTGGGGTCCATTTCCACGAAATCGTTGTTCAGGCGGATCATGCGCGCCTTGTCCTGGTGCGTGGTGATATTGTACAGGACAAGCTCGTACAGGCGCTTAACACCCGTCTCAGCGAATACCCTAGCAATCATCTCAATGTGCTGCTGTGCGGCGCTTACAGTGGCTGCCACGGCTGTCGCAGTGCTTGACTGTAGGGCGCCGGCGTCTAAGCCCATGGACGCCTTGGAGATGCCCGTGCGGGCCTCCTTGACCTCATCCATGTACTGTAAGACTGGAAACGCCTGCTGGCCGACGAATGGCACGGTCAGCTGCTGGACTGAACCTGGGGCGCGCTGGCGGACGATTGAACCCATCTCTGTGTTCATGGCGTCGTCCATATTCACCATACCTTCGACAACAGCAATTCTTGGGTGAATACTGAGACTTAGGCTGTCCAGAGAGTTGCGCATGACGACTGACTTGATCCGCTGGATGTCCATGACGGTGTCGGCGACGCTCATGCCAAAAAAGTCGTGTGGCTCGGGATCTGGGCAGAGTGTGGCGAATGGCGCCATCGCGCAGGGCTCGTTGTTCAGGATGACGTTACCGTCACCGCCGGTGCAGATCTTGCGCAGCTCGGCAATGCCGTCGCCGTCGTAGTCCACTCGGATGTAGTTTTCGACGTACAGCACCTTGCGCATGGCCGGGTCGCTGCGGGCGTTCATGTCGTTGGCCAGCGCCGGGTTGCGTGTGTTGCGCTCGACGTTGGTGTCCATGTCGTCGTTGGTCGACGACAAGTTGTAGACCTCGTCGTAATCGTAGCCCATAGCTACAAGCTCGGACACGGTGACGATGCGGCGGTGCGCAACGTAGTCAGCCTCCTCAACGGATTTCGCCTCGCGCGAGATCAGGAACTCCTCCGGCGGCAGCGCCTCCAGCTTCACGCGGCCGTCTGGGTGCGTGTAGGTGACGCGCAGGTCGTGGGCCATGGGTGGCGGGACGATCTGGCCCGTCATGGGGTCGATCTGCGGCTCGCCGACTGGCGTGCTCACTGTGATGTCGACTTCAGCGGCTGGGTCGGCCATGAGGGCCGCCAGGGCGTTGTCGTCGACGCCGGTGTATTCAATCGTCTCAAACTCGGTCGTGTCTTCCCAGTAGCACTTGAGGATGCCGACCTTGCGCACCAGGGCATCCATGAACGCGCTGTGCATCTCCAGGAAGCCGCGGTTGTCGCGGTTGATGATGAAATTCGCGTACTCAGTGGCCTGCTTCGCCGCCGGCACGTCCTCCGCGTTCTGCGGGACGTATTCAACCGTGCGGTCGGAGCCGTTGAAGATCCGCATCAGCGACGGCATGATCGCCTGTACGGTATCCCGCACGTCCATGCTAATCACTTGGCTGCGGCCCTCTTCCTCGTCGCCAAAAGGCTCGCCGCGGTAGTATTGCGTCGCCGTTGCGCGCACCGGGGAGACCCAGTTGTCGATGAAGTCGATGGCGTCGTCGATCTCTTTGCCGACGATGCCTTGCAGCTCCTGGTCGTCCATGACGTCTGGGTTCAGTTCAGCCTCGAGCTCGGAGGCCATTTCGTTTATCTCATAGTCCATGTTGTGGCCCTTCTTGCAACTCGGTTGCGGTTGTGTTAACATTCGTTATTCCAAGGGAGGAAAACGTAATGGAATTTGAATTCACACCCGAGTTAATTCGGGAAATGGTTGTGTTGAAGGCCAAAGCTCTAGGCGTGAGTGACAGCGGCCTTGAGGAAATGGATGAGATGATATGCGCTTTAGTAGGCATTGACGATCCAGACCCCCTTATCTACCCGACTTAGCAATGTAGTCCAGAATTCCCTCAAGAATGTCTGGGCGCAGTCGCTGAACCGGCATTATTGTTTTAATGGCGTGAGTTTTGTGGGCCTCGTTTAGAGGCTTACCAGCTTTCGTAACGCCGCCCTCCATTGGGTCGTACACATCTCGGAATATAAGCCCTTGCGGCACAGGAGGAAGCGATCCGAAGTAATCTCCGGTGATTTGCGTATTGTAAGTCGAGTGCGGAACGCTTTGGCCCGGAGCATTGCTCGGGTAGGGTGCGGGCTCTTTTCGCAATATCGGCGACAACTCGTCTAGCTTACTCACCCCCAAACCAAACATGCCAGCCGGCATATCGACTTGTGTGGGGTCGGTAACGCTAAGCCGCGCCTTCGCTGGGCTTGGAAGGCCGGCCGCCTGCATAGGGGAGGTGTCCATCAGCCTTATAAACATTTTGCGATTTGGCGAGCTGGTGCTTACTGCCCACTCGGTCAGATCTGGAGAATTTAAGCCGACAAAGTTTGGATCAAACGCTTTCATGGCTTTGTCGAACTCTTTAGCCGTCTTCTTTGTAAACTTTGACCCTTTAACAAGCTCGGCCATAGCGGCGCCAGTCATCGTCGCGAAATCATTTGCATTCGGAGCCATAGACCCGGTCATGCCGTAAACATCTTCCCCCTCGCTGAGCAGTCTTGCGCTATCAGCCTCATCAGCGATACGTTTGATGATATTGCTATTGGACGCCCATACAGAACGATCCTGCTGAGCCGCTGGCCCTCGCATAAAGTCAACACCGCCCTCAGTGTAGACTGGGTTTGCGAAGGTGGTGCCATCAACGCCCTTAACAAGTCGCCCGCGGCTTGTGCGGTCGCCGTAAAGCGGCAGTATCAGCTTATTCTCCATCTCTTCCCAGCTTCGCGGGACGCGAGATAAATTCTCTCCAAGATCTACACTGTCAACCTGAGTGTTGGATAAGTAATCATCCATCTTGGTGTCTTGGTAAAAATACGGGTCCAGGTCACGCTTATTAGGTCCGCGCGCAGCGCTCAGGCTCTCACCTTCACCTCCGCGCTGGAAAGCCTCAATGATGCCGCGCGGATCGCCTTGCGCGATCGATCGGCCGGCGTATGTCGCGTCGGCAGCAAGCCCAGAGACGTCAACGTCTCCAGCCGCTCTTGCGCCTGCCCTCAATGCTTTTGTGCCAGGAACTGCCATCGCAACGGTTGACGCAAGGTCAGCGTAGCGCGCGTCGTTGGCCACCTTGATCTGATCCGGCGTCGCGTTAGCCAGCGTGACACCCTCCGGCAAATAGTCCACCGCCGTATTCGTCAAAGCGCGCTGCACGGTGCCGGCGGTGTCGCTCACGACGCCCCGCACGGTGCCGACTGGGTCGGTCGCCATAGACCGGATGCCGCCGATCATGCCTTCGCCGATTGCCTGGTTGACTGCCAGCGGATCTTGCTGGACTGCGCGCAGGATGCCGGCGCCGCCCTCGCCTGTTACGCGGGCCATGCCGAATATGTCGCGGAGTGGGCCGCGCAGGCCGGGCGGGATGTATTGCTCGTAGCCTGCCATTAGTCTAACAGTCCTCTGGGGCGCATTCGCGGGCGCGGTGACATAGTGACGGGGTATGTGTCGCCGGTCGCCTGATTGTAGTATTGACGCACGTTGCTGAC